TCTCTTTATCCTGATCGATAGAAACAGTAACCGGTCTCGCCTTTACAGAATCTCCTTTTCCGGCTGTTCTTGCTGTACCATAAGCCTTAGATGTTGCATTTACAAATCTTTTAGCCTCCACAGAACCCGCTTCTGGATTGCCGGACAGGTCGGTATTTTTCATGTTTACAGACACAAGCTGTTTATTTACATTTTCAATAACCTTACCGTACAGTTCCGCAAGATAATCCTTGCCTTCTTTTTCCAACAGTAAATTTAATGACTCAATTCTTGCCGTTAATTAATCTTCCTTTCTTTTACCAAATCTTCGGAACGGTCTTTCGTTCTGCCGGTTCCGTTGATTTTCCTTCAGATTTATCCGTAAACTTCGGGACTTTTGCCGCCGCCTTCTGTTGCTGGGCTTCCAGATCCTTTTCTTCCTGCGTCTGGTAGAAGTGGTCTTTCTCATTCTCTTTTGCAAGATAATCATTCAGCCCCATAAAGGCATTGTCTTTCCATTTCAGGCCATCTTCGCCCATAATGTCAGCCATCAGTGACTTTCTGGTTCGGTCTGACTTAATACCCAGCTTGTCAAACTCTGCATTTAGAGCATCTCTTTGATCTCTCTGCAAGAGCTTCTCATCTCTGTCCTTCTCAGCATCCTCGGCGCGCTTGTTAGCGTCCGCAACCGCCTGATTGAGCTTTTCTACGTCCACCCCGTCAAACTTCTTCACAGCGTCGTTCAGACCGTTAATCTGTTCCTGCAAAGAGGTGTTGGTGGTCTGAGCATCCTCAAGTTTTTTTGAAATTTTGTTGACCTCTGCGACCGTTTTGTAATTTTCCGCAACCGCCGAATTGATAGAAGTTTTCTGTTCTTCCGTCAACTCCAGTCCTGCATCCTTCAAAATCTGTTCAATGTTTTTCATGTTACGATCCTCCTAAACGTCTTTTTAAACCGCCCGTCAGCGGTATGGATTAAGGCAAATAAACCTTTGCCATGGTAAGCTGCCTGCAGGATTCGAACCTGTGACCTGCCGAGTACAAATCGGCTGCTCTCCCATCTGAGCTACGACAGCATGAGCGAAAGGGGAGGGATTCGAACCCTCGCGCCGGTTGTCCGACCTACTTGATTAGCAATCAAGCCTCTTAAACCACTTGAGTACCCTTTCAGAATTGATCGCCGCGGAATTGAACCACGAACTATTAAATAGCCGCACCTGCACGATCAGCCACCAAAGTTATTGAGAGGAGGTATGATAAAAGTCTCCATACGGAGAATTGCGGGAACGGGATTTGAACCCGTGATTTCCAGCCAACGACACTGGCGAGATTCCAGCTTCTCCATCCCGCGCAAATAACAATAGGCGCCAACCTGTAAGATTTTCTTACAAGTCAACGCCTATCCGTCTTATCCGGCGCCAATTCACCGGACGCAATTATTCTTTTTTTGACTTCCATGACAACAACTTCACCGTTGGGTCTCTTTCGTATTTCTACGTCGTTTCCACGGCTCAATATCGAATGCACGGAGTCTAACAGCTTTTTTGTGTTCATTGAGAGGGGATAGGGGGTTGTACGGTACCCCCAAAACGTAATAGTGAAAAATAACGAAAGGTTGACAAAATGTCTTCTGCCGCTTTTATTATAGCACAATTACTAATATTTTTCTGGTCTACTTAAAATGGTTAAGTATTGATTTTTTGAAAATTATCGTTTTGTTGAGATCGACAAAACGATTTTCCCGCAATCAAGAAAAAGGACGGATTGACCGCCCCTTTTCTTTTGCCATTTTGCCAATGTTGGCAAAATCATAAATCATTCATTTTTCCAACAAATCCACAGATTAAATCCCTCTCTTCGGCGAACATGGCCGATGAGTGGATTGTGCACATCAGGTCATAGATTTCCACCATCAATTTATTAAGGGCATCCATGAGTTTTTCCCGGTGCGGATGATCCATTTCTTTCTCATACAGTCTACGCGATTCGATATACGCATCATACAGCGCATTTATATTCCGGTCGAAGGTTTTGTTGCTAATATGCTCAATGGCTTCCTCTGCCTGCTCTGATGCGTCCCATGCGGATTTCTTTTCCTTTTCATCCAGTTGGCAACGTATATACATCAAATTAGCAAGAAGATGTACATCTGACGCACTGGAAAAATGGTCTTTTTTGCCGATGGCGGCAATCTCTTTATTAATCTCTGTTAACATATCCATACAACCACCGCCTTACAGATGCATCTTCTTTTTGTACTTATCGTGCATTTTTTTCTGTATCTCCGCCAGATAAACCGGATCGTATCCAACAAGCTGATATTCTTCGATCTGGCGTTCTAATCTTTTCAGTTCACAACCGGTATTTTTCATCAACTGATTAACTTTGCAGCAATCTTCCATGTCCCCGGACTCCATAAGCATTTTCGCATACTGCTCGTACAGATGCAGGGTTTCTTCTTCCCATTCTCGCCAAGAATCAAACGCACTCTTGGCCGATGTGGTCTTAGTGTTCTGACCGACATTCAGGCGCGATACCGTCAGCCACTCTTTTGGTATAATAGACACGGACGGGATGTCGGCCGTCTCGATCAGCATATTGTGGTGATCGATGATCCAAAACAGCATATTGACATTTTCAGACGCTTCGCATCTGTATCGATATTCCTGTTGCCTTTTAAATCCTTGCAAACCAAGAAACGAGAAGTAAATCGCCATTTCCCGGTGGAACATCTGGGCGATGATCTGCCGCCGGTTGATCTCGGAGAAGATTTCCTTTGCCGTCATGCCCGGTTCGGTTCTGCTTTTATATTTCATAATCTTTCCCTCTTAGTATTTCCAAGATTTCCTCGATTTTTCTATCCTGTTCCTGCAGGTGTGCGTGAATATCCTCAACAGCTTCAGATGTGCGCTGGCTCATTACCTGCGCCAATTCCTGCATATCACCCTGCGAGATATTTTCGCCGTAGTTCATTACACCGATCAGAAAAGACAGGATATTTAGAATATCGAGGAAATCTAGGTTGTTATTACCCTTCATCACGACAGCCGTGTCACGATAATGTTCGCATCTTTGACCAGCGCCGCCAGTGCCGGTGATACATTGGCTACAGATACGGTTTTTGATGTTCCCGGACAGACTTTAACCAATGCACCGGCGGACACGCTCTGGTATACGTTCGCTGTTACGACTGTGTAATCCATCTCTGTTCCGCCTACTGCTTCGCTATTTACGCGCATAGCAAGGGCAAGGGCTCCGGCTGTCGCAGATGTTATATTGGCGTTAAAATCCACCCGATAGATTCCCGGCTTTGCCAGGGTAAAAAGTCCGCTGCCGGTATCGTGCTGGATAGATCCGCAGCACCCACAGGAGCCGGTTCGTACCCGATCAGTTGCAAATAATACGTTTCCATTTACCGCTACGGATTGAGCGGCCACGTTTACACTATTTATCATTTAACATACCTCCCATCAACTCTTTCATTCTTCCTTTCCATTCCTTGTCGTGGATTTCTCTTTCGATTTCAGCTTTTTCAGCCGCTTCTTTTGCTTCAATTCTGGACAGGTAGAATACAATAAAATTTACTTCTTCCATCGTTAGCTCTTTCTTGCCAATGATTCCGATAGCTACTTCTTCAAGTTTTTTAATAATTTTTTCTTTCATATTTTCCTCCAAAAATAAGGCAGACTATATTTCGAGCCTGCCTTTTTGTGCCGTAATACTGCTAAAAGCAGACAATCCTCATCGGAAAGATACGTCAATATTTGATTTTAACAGCCGCAGCCATTGCCGCCAAAATACGGGTTATATCCGGCAGAATATGTGGTTGCGCTCGGATATCGGATTACACCGCATAAGGAACTCTGGAGCTGGAGCTGGTTGATCTGATTCTGCATATCAGCCATTCTGTTGGTGGTGATCGCGTCCAGAATCTTCTGCGTGTTGTTGTTCTGAGACTGGATGATGTCACAAGTCTCCTGAGCGGAATTGAAGCGAGACTGCAAAATCTCCTTCTCAGTATTACAGCAACAGCTTTGAGTGTCAAACCTTGCCTGTTCGATCGCTGCCGTTACGCTTGTGAATCCTGTGCACAAATCACGCTGTAAACCATTCATCTGGCCAAGCTGGTCATAGCCTAAAGAGCTGACGCCATCGCCGAGGCGGTCGAGTTTACCGATCACGGTCTGATTGTTAAATCCTGCCTGCATTTCGGCCTGAGTCAGGGCGTTTCCGCCGTTGTTTCCAAAGCCATTACCAAAGCCATTTCCACCGAAAGCAAAGAAGAGGACGATAATCACAAGCCATAATGCACCACCATCTCCGCCCCACCCGTCATTGCGATTGCCATTTACGGCTGCGATGTCTGAAAGTGAATATCCTGTTGTTTCCATATATGTTTCCTCCTGTAAAGATTTTTATATATAAGCGTGCACTGCTTTATATCGTTTAACGCGTTTTTTAACTCGCTATTAACGAGTTAAACTCGAATTAAAACTCGATAGTTGAGTTATCGGTTGATTTTTCTGTGGACAGTTGATCTATCAGTTGAGCTATTTAATCAGACCCATCTGTTTAGCCATCTGCACCGCCTGGTCTATCTGCCCTTGGGTCACTCGGCCAGACTGCACCATTTGGTTCAAAATCTGTTGTGGATTTGCATTTGCAGGGAATTGCTTTCTAAATTCCTGGAACTTTTGCATGATTGCCATTGGATTATTTCCTCCGGCATTTCCCATCATGCCGCCCATCATATTCATAAGTGGATTAGCCATTGTCTGAGACCTCCTTATTCGCCTTCACAGGGCGTTTTACCTGCGATGTGGTTAATTCTTCCAGTCGTGCTTTTAATTCGTCAAATTCCGCCCTCTGGACGTACTGAGACGTATCCATTGACATCTGTGGCATCTGCGTTTGTTCCAATCCAATTTCGGCAAATCGAAAAGCCTTTAGGCTCGTCACTCCCAAGTTATCAGACGCCTTTACATAAAAGACGGTGTCGTTATTATCCATGAGCCACGCAGTCGCTCCAGGCTGTATAATGTGATCCTTCGCTCCCTGCACCCCGCTGACCGGGATCCACGTGACATTTTGTGCCGGGGGCGCCGCCGACATTTGTGCCTGCGGAATTGCCGGGGAATTGTTCTGGCCAAACTGTGGATACTGTTGATCCATCTGCGCCATCCTTTGCTGTGCCGGCATTCCATATGGCTGGTATGGCATATATACTGGGTTCTGGTACATTACTGTTCTCCTCTGCTTAATCTTATATCGTCAGTTAAATTATTCTTTATGGCTATATTTTTGCATAAAAAAATAGGACTCAACAGTTCGTGTTAAGTCCCAAAAAGGTTCATAAAAGTGTCAGCACACCCTTATCATCTTATTCTTCACTTTCTTGTTTATACGCTTCACAGTTGACAAGCTCACGTTCATTTCCTCAGCGCACGCCTCGAGGGAGTATTCCATCAGGCGCAACTCAAAAAGCTGCCGCTCGTCTTTTGTAAATGCGCAGTATTCCCGGGAGTAATCAAGCTCTGGCTTGGTAAAATCGGGGATTTTCGTCTTGCACCTCGTTTCCTGCGGCGTTTTTTGACCGCATTTGTTGGTGTCGTTTTTGTGTGTATAACATCTGGCTCTATAACCACGTCTTTTACATCGTGCGTGCTCACAGGCGGCCTGATCTCTTGTATCGTCCCTACGACGGCATCAAGATTCGTCCAAAATAAAAGCATTATAAGAGCAATGATGACCGCTATGCACACTCTGATTTTTCGCTTCAAGTCTTTCATGATATCAATAGCCAATTTATTTTTTTTTGCCGTAAATCAATCCTTCTTTCTACTCGTTTGGTGTTCCGTAATTTTTCGCCACATACAGCCTGTCTTCTAAGCGTTTTAGATTATTTTTCTCACAAAATTCTGTATACGCCTTTTGCTGTTCTTTCAGTTTTGCGTTTAGCTTCTCAACCTGCTTATTCTGCTCTGTGACTTGCTTATCATCCTGCGTCGTTTTGGCAGCATATTCAGCGGCGTTTCTTTTTCTTTTTGTCTTCCTAATGGCGCGCTCCATTGCGCGCTGCTTCTGCGTCAGTTTGTAATATTCTTCATTTTCCTTATCATCGTATTGCGTCTGATTATTTTTGTTAATATCTGGATAAAATTGTGAAAAATTATGTCGGCAATTCCAACCACAAAGGCCTTCGCCTGTTCCGTATCCGGTGGTCTCGACAAAGTCAGGATACCGCTTTTTAACAGCCGATTTAATCCGCAGCACTATTTTTTCAAACAAAGAATAAAATCCCTTTTTCTTATTTTCTTCCTCTTCTTGTTGCGTCGGCTTATATTTTGAAAGCTCCGGTTTGTCCCAGTCCAAGGCGTAAACCTTTCCCTGCCACGACGCATGATTAGCAGGCTCGATATTTGGCGTGACTCTGGCCCCGATGTGGCTTGATACTATCACATGCCCCACTCCGGTCTCTGCACACCTTGTCAGAGTCACGTCCCCCGCTGCTTGATTAACACCGGTACGGACCGCACGGGCAATGGCGACCTCTATCGTATCTTCATGTCCAGATGGATATTTGATCTTACTCCCCTGCGTGGCCACCCGGTCGATCGCATCTTTCACCGCTTGGTTTATAGATACTCCGTGTGTTGCCTTCCAGTACGCCTCGTCGCAAGCGTCTATATATTCTTTCTGCCACGTTTCCGCAGTGGTACGTGTCAGATTTTGTATTTCTCCATTTGTCGCATTATACGCACGTTCCATGAGGCGCTTTTCCTTCGGCGTCAGCTGTCCGGATTGGTCTATCTCCGCATCTGTTAATCCTTCCCCGGCAATTTCGACTGTGGTTTTTACATTTTCCGCGTTGATATGTTTCTCAACATCTTTAAATGCATCTTTTACCTCTTCCTGTATTTTCGGCGTATTTTTTGACACCTCATCCACGATATCTTCGTACAGATTGCCGGATTCTTTTATCTTTTGAACATCATGTACACTCGAAGGAATAACCGAGACCTCTCCATTGCGTTCATATAGTTTTAAAATGCGATCGGCTACTCTTTGTACCATACTCTCATTAAATCGAGATACGGCCCGTTCTGTGCGTTCTGTAATGAGTCTCAAAAACTCAGGTGTCAACATTAATCCCGCACCGCCCTTCTCGCAACCGCAAGCCATTCTTTCCCATGCGCCTGATATGCTTTTTCATCCCAATGCGCTTCCGCTTCTGGCCTTTGATAAAACAGAGGCGTATTCGATGGAATCTTCTCAACGCCCGGCCTGCTCCAAAAGCCGTAATCCTCGCTATAAAATGCCCCGACCTTATACACAGGATCTATATATTTAATCCCTTCATACTGATAATGTCCATAGTCGCTATCTGGGGGATATAAATATACCTCTCCACGCGTGGACTTATTTAATATATCTGTCTCTGCAATCAACGTGCCTTTGTCCAAAGGCATATATTTTTGTATGTCCATCCACACTTGAGAGTCCAATGCATCTTGTGCGATATCGAGCCTTTTCCCAAATCTGGATAAGTCGATCTGTATTGATACGCCATCAGTCGATTTTTTGATATTTAATTTTGAAAACGCCGACCGAAAAAAGTTTTTTGCAATTCCCGTCTAATCAACCCCTTAACAATCCGCTGCCCCATAATCCGTCATAAACTCCAGCGCATCTGCATCTTTCGCATCTGCAACCGATCCCAACAGGTCAACGCTGACCTTCATAATCGGCACGTCCACGTCCAAATCGAGCAGTTCTTGCAGCTCCTTGTCATAATCTTCCTTCTTCATGTCAGCATTAAGTGATTCAATCGCACGCTTCTCTGTGTGCTCTTTGATTCCCTTTTCTTCGTCCGCCGGAACGGTGACTTCAACCTCTTTTTTCTCATAATACCGTTCTCTCAACGCTTTCAAATCAAGCATATAATTATCGCTGTATTCTTCTTCCAGCATCCGCAGGTTCCGAGACAAGATAAGCAGTGGCTTTCCGATGATCGTCTTTGGATTACGTTCTGATTCTCGCTTTCTCAGAGCGTACAAATTGTTGATATTTGCAATAATTTCTCTATTCTTCATGGCAATTCTCCTTAAAATATTCTTTTACTTTTCCGTCGATAAATCGTATCTGATCTACGGTCTGCATTCGTTCTCTTTCATTCTTCGCCAAATAATCCTCCTATCGACTTACTGTATGCTTTATCTTCTTCCATAGCTTCTGCCACGCATTGTTTTGCATCTTCTTCGGTCATTCCCCTGTGGAGTACCAAGAATTTCCATTTAGCCATATATTTATTCTGTGTAAGCTGGTAATCGGTTTGCTCCTCTTCCTCTGGGTTCACGCTGAGGTCTGCGAAGTCACAGTACAGTTTATAGTTGCCATAATCGCCCAGAACTGCACCTGGCTGCATAGTCGCCATTGTATCAATGATATATGCAATGTCGTGCACAAATCCAACGCGCCCATCCCCGTTACTGTCTGGCCTATCCAACAAGTTGCGGAATGCATTGACCGTATTGATTGTGCGCCGTTCTGTCGCTTCTACCTGAGTAGCAGTAGCCACGCTGTTTGTCTGGCCATTAAAAACAAAATAGCCTGGGTCGAATCCACATTTATAGCTGATGATGGAAAGATAAAAGTTGATAGCTTCTTTTCTGTCGTCTACCTGTAATTTCGGCTGCCACTGCTCGATTGTATTGTCAGCACCGACACCCATTTGCATCCCTTTGATAAATTTCGGCAGCTTAATTCCCATGTTCTGCGCGGTAAGAATTGTCGAATTATCCACAAACATGATTGGTGCTGACGTTTCCGTTTCTGTACCCATCGTTGACATCGCAACATCGAGCCATCTCAGCTCCTCCACGCACTCCGAGAAGAGCGATACACCAAGCGGACTGTCTGCATCAATGGTATTACTATACGGGCATTTCAGGTAGGTGAACAGCGGCTTCTCCAATCCCTCAATGTTCGCTTCCGGTTCGATGTCCGCCCATTTTGTTTTCTTTAAGCTGATTTCTCGCCCGATCTCATCCTTCTGATCGGAGACGAACGCCTTGTTTGATATGTGGTAATTTCGGACTTTTTCGCCGTCTCTGGTCGCGTCCTCGAATCTGTGCCATTCTGCACGGGTATAGAATTTATCCTTTTGGCTGTAAAAAGAAAAGAAGATACATCCGGTTACTTCCCCCGTCGAATCAAATTCTGTAATCAGGAATCTATCCGGCGGAAGGTATTCTATCCCGGACCCATTCCATTTTGCCATCACTCCGCCGATCCGAATCATCGTCTCGATGTTTTCTTGCGCATTTTTCAAAAAATAATTATCGAGCGCACTCTGAACATCCGCTGCCTTTTCTCCTTTTTCGGCACCGCCATACGCAGATTCAGCCTTAATATCAATGTTCTGCGTAATCAGCTTCGCCAGCTCCCGGGCGACCGTATTGGAGAATCTGATCGCCCGTATATTTTCATCGCACCAGGGCGGTTTCAGCCCGTCCGTGCCTTCCATCTGCTTCCAGAGATAGATTTTTTCCTCCATCTCCGGGGAGAGATAGGTCTTTACATCAAAAGCTTTATTTACGTCTGTCTTAAAAAGCGTCCGCAACTTCCCCCTTATCCATGATATTATTCCCGTTGGTTCACCCCTTAATTATTCAACTACTATGTATCTTCTGGTGTTGATCATGTGACCGACTTTCTTCTCATTTCCGTCTTTAAATTCAAAACGCCATTCTCTTTGGTACGGAAATCCTTTTGGATCGATAGACTTATATCTTATAAATCTGTGTTCGTTTTTCTTTAAATTCCTTTTTTCATCCAAGTAATAACTGGTTCTTACTTGTTCCAACAATATAGCGTCAACGCTTTCCCCGCCAATGACGATTGTTCGTTTTTCGGGTGCCAATTCGTATTCTGTATCCGACGGGATAAAATGGCTGCATTGTTGGCAAGCATAATTAATCATGTACCCCAATATGCATGCGACTATTGCTATACAAGCCGCAGAAACAATTATTGCATTTATCATTCTTTACCTCCAGTTCACGATTTCGGCTCACTTGGTCATATCTCCACCAATTCTATCCTTCTTTTTGGCCCGCTCAGATAATTTCTTTCGCTTGTATGTCTATCTACGCAATACACCCCGTCCTGTGTGCGCTCAAATTTCTCCACAAGGAATGTCCGTTCTTTCCCATCGACAAAAAGCGTCACCTTCGGGTTGTCCGTATCAATTATTGTTCCCAACCTATTTTCTGCCATTCATTTCCTCCGTTCTTCTGTTCCACTTTTCAATAGCTTCATCTTTTCCGGAAAGCCATGACCACATTTTTAAATTGCACTCCTGACATATTACTCCAAAACTGCATCTCGAACGTAATAAGATCGGATCACCTCCGCAAAGCGGACATGGTTTTATTTTCTCACTCATTCCTTTTCCTCTCTAAATCCAATAAAATTCGCAAAGCCGATGGAGCCGTCTGAGCAATTATGAATATGATGGCGGTATCCGAATGCTCCGATTCTTTCATTACAAAACGTCTCGTTAACTGTTAGCGAAACTGCTATTGCTCCGGCTATGAGTTCCGATGTTTCGCCTATTCCAAATTCTTTCCCGCACATCCGACATTTATATATTGCTTGCATGCATCATCTCCCCTTTGTCAATTTACCTATAATCACCGTTTGCCAATCATCGAACGTATTTAAAGGCATTTCCGTAAATTCTGCTTTAAAATCATCCGCAGGCATTGCATATGATCTGATATCTCCATTTTTTTGAAAGATTATAAGATATCTATCATTCTCAGTATCTAAAGCAATATCGCTTACCCTGCATATATCGCCGTTTTTTCTTTGATATATCCTGCCTGTTTCAATATCCATTACAACTTTCCTCCAAAATTTCCACATCAATACAAAACGTATCATGCAATGCCTCAATCTGCTCCGGTGTCGGTGGCGTCCACTCCATTTTCTCTGTAATAGTAAAAAACGGCATGCCGCAAATTCTTATTTTTGCTATATTCTTCACAAAGACCGGTGCCAGATTTCCTTTTTCGTACATTTTTCCGTTCATTGGTTCCCTCCCGTGTTAATCTAATATTTCAAGGCCAATCTTGGGATGTAATGAGTAAACGAGTAGTTAAATCCGTCCCAGTAGTCATTTATAGAGCCAATGTTCAAATCCTCTACCTCATCCTCTTTTTCGTCATCCCATTTTAACTCTGACAATGCCTTTTTGAGTCCAGGGCACGTGTTTAATACATACAGCCTTCCTGTTCTCAACAAGTTATCCACAATACGCACACGATTCAAAATCGTGTCCTTATCACACCCGTTCATCCGGGTGTTCAATCTCTCTTCCCGGACAGTCTGCCGCAGGTCGTAAATCAATGTGGACGCTGCGTTATCACCAAAGCATTCCTGGATGTATCCATATTTTGCTTCAACCCGGCGGAAGAACTCTAAAAATTTTTGCTGGATCTGCAAGGTATTTACCTCTTCACAGATCGGCAGCTTTTCCTCATCGAGCACGATCAATTTTTGATAATTATTCAAAAATCCAGTCGCGTAAAAGGTCGTTCTGGATTTATTCCCGCCGAAGTCAATCCCGATCGTGATCATCGTAAATCTAAATTTTAAAATCCCACGCTCATCAAACAGATCCGCCTCCCTCATCAGGTAAGGTGCAGGATTGTCGGCAAAATATTTAAAAATGATACCTTCGGCGGCGGTTCTCTGACCGAGGATGTCTCGCTTATACCAGACAGTGCCCTTGTCATACGTCTGCAGGATGGACCGCAGCCGTTCCTCACTGATGGACATATTATCAGCAATGGTAAAGTGCCCGTAATTATATCCATACATAGGATTTTGCTTCTGCATTTTTTCGTGGAAATTTAAAATTTCCTCGTAATACCAATTATTGGGAGCTTTTGGGTTAAGGTCGTGAAGGACTTTTCTATCGGTGCTAGATAATGTCCTGTCGAATACCTCTTTTATAAATTTCGGATGGCACTCGTTCGCCTCGGTAACATAGGCCATGCCGTAGGTATTACCCTTTATCAGCTTTTCGTCTCCGTCTTTTCCGCCGCCAGATATTAATATAATCTTCTCTCCGGTCTTCGTATCGACAAATACCGCATCTCGATTCTGATATTTACCAATTCTATATCTATCTTCAAAATAATTTAGCAATCCGAAGCCGTCACAGTCCAATATGTTCAGCCGGGCGGTCGCTGTCGATACCCCGGCGATTAAGTGGATACGGTTTTTGTGAGTCTCAAGCAGCCCGCAAAAGATCATCGTTTGCAGCACATTTTTAGATCCACGCTTTCCGCCTTCTGCGACATTAAACCACGAGGTCAGGCACCGCCTCATATATTCTTTTTGATTTTTTGTAAAATCCTTAGGGTAATTGGTCGGATCACCTCATGTCTACTCGTATTCTTCGATATTTCTGTCTGGAGCTGTTCTTTTCAATACGTCGGACATTGTTTCCATATTTTTTAAAATATGTTCCATGTTTCCTTTTTGTTCAACATCCACCTTATCCCGCCACTTCTTCGGCTGTCTATTTTTCAACCAAAATATCTGTGCGGTCGTGTTCGGCGGGATGTATTGCTGCTCATCGACCATTTTTATATCTTCAAATTCTTTTCTTACTCCATTCTCGACCAATACCCTTTTGACCTTGATGGCTTTTTTTACAGTTACATATTTCCCCAGAGTTGACTCATACAAAGCGTTCTCAACTTCATAATCCGCTGCATCTTTGTTCTTTTTTAAAGCGTCGGCTATGTCTTGATATTTATTCTTCCAATCGTACAAGGTTGTACGCTGTATCCCGATATTTTTGGCGATCTGCTCATCGGTCAGTCCATCTCTCGCCCATCCAGAGAGGAGGAGCAGGCCGTCTTCCGTGTGCCAATATTCATGCTTCCCTTTCCGCCCAGCCGTTTACTCCCTCCTTCCATCGTCTTAATGGCCTTTCATCCCTTTTCTCGGTTTTGGTGCCGCTGAATACCACGCCCTGTCAAGGGCCTTACTTGCCTTTTCTCTTTCTGATTTGTATTTCTTTTCCG